GATTTAGGTATAGATGCAATTTTAGCTGGAAAGGCAGTAAATGAACTTCAAAAAAGGATAAACGAAGGAACTACTACAGCTAAAAATCCATACCTTGAATTGATGAATATTTTAAAACAAATCAATGGAACGGAAATAGTTCCAGAAGGTAGGTTTGTAAATAAAAATCTAAACGAGCTAAAAGATGGAGCAAAAGAATTGAACGCTGCTTTACTACAGCAAAAAAAATCAATTGAAGAGCTGACAAACACCGATTACTCATTCTTTGGAAAATTTGATGGCCAAGCCAAAAAACTCGATGCTGAACTTAAAAAATCAGTTGACCAAGTAATTCAAGGACAAAAGAAAGTTGAAGGTAAAATCGTTTATTTCGATGAGAGTATTTATCAGTTCAATGAGAGAAAGGCTAATGCTCAGCGCGATAAGTTGATTTCTTTTATCGAGCAAACATCTAAAATGTCATACCAGGCGCTTGTTAATGCAATGAATGAAAACAAGGATCTTGGACTTGATGCAGGTGTTATGAATTGGCTCGAAGGTGCTGTGAAAAAAGTCGCAAACTTAGATGTAAGTCCGGTATCTAAAAAAGTAAATACAATCATCGAGCGAGTATCACAAACACAAGGGCTTGGCGCATCTCAGTACAATCAATTGTCGTACAAAGAACAAACCGGAGCCGATGGTGAAGATTACTTCAAAGGGCTTATTGCGAGCCATAGTAAGTTGAAAGAAAAGATTGAACAAACGAAAAGAGCTAATGCTGATTGGGCTACCGATATTAAAGTAAAAAGTTCTGTAGCTGCTTCTGGTTATCGCGAAATAACCAAAGCTGAATACTTAAATGGATATGATAATAATGGCAAAAAAGTAAAAGGTCTTAATCAGGAGCTTGAAGTTGTTAAAGCATTAATGGATGCATTCGGACTTCTTGACAAAGAGGAAAAAAAGACAAAAGGTGTATCGGTTGTCAACCCTCGCATTGCAGCAATCGAAAACGAAATAGCATTGGTTGAGCAGGCTAAGAAAAAGTACGAAGAGTTGGTGAAGGCTGGTAAATCTCCAGAGCAATCGAAAGCGGTTGTTGAAGATTTATATAAGGGTCAATTTACGCAGGTTGACGAAAAAGGTAAAATTCTATTCAAGCCAGTGTTTGATGAAAAAAGCTTAATAGGCGCATTGAATGTTGCTAAAACCGAACTTAAAAAAATACCGAAAACTGAACAGCCGGTGTTTAAAGTTAATCTCAAAATCAACGAATCCGAGATTAAAATTTTCACTGACGAAATGAAAGTTGTTTTGGATAGTGTTGAAAAAGAGTTTAATACAAGCAAAAAGCGCATTGATATATTTAAAAATATATTCGATGCAACCGGTGATACAAGTTTATCGAAAAAGATTGCCGAAAGTATTGAAGGCGCTGGAACCACTGATATTGAAACTGCATTGAATAATGCCTTTAAAAAATCATTTGAGGCTATTGATGTTAAGCCAATGTTTGACAAAATGGGTAACGTGGATATTGCAGCTTCACAAGCTGAGATAAACAAACTCGACCCAAAAAGCGATGTGCGTACTCAGGCTCAAAAGCAACTCGATATTGTGAAGGAGTTTAAGGCTAAGGAAATGGCCGAACTATTCAAAGGGCTTTCAGATTACGATACTTACGAGGCTAAGCGAACCAAGATACTTCGCGATGCTGAGGTTGAACGATTAAAGATTGCAGCTACTAATCTTGACCCAGAGGTTAAAGAGCAGCTTACAGCATCTAATAAGACCAGAGAAAAAGAGGGATTGTCGAAATTAACTACCGAACAATTCAAAGGTAGCGAGTTATGGCAAACTGTATTTGGCGATTTGGATAAGGTTAGTAATGAATCAATCTCATTGCTCAAAGAGCGAATCAAAGAGTATATCGAAATTGCCGGGAAAGATTTGGCTCCAACTGAAATGAAGGAGATGATGAAAACGCTCGAAGATTTAGAAAAGCGAACTGCTACTTTTGATTTAGGAGCTGTTTTCAAGGCTGTATTTACGTCAATCGACCTGCAACCATTGAAAGATAAGGTTGAAGAAGCTAAGCGCGATATGGAAACGCTGAGGTCTATTAAAGATGGTGCTGTCATTGGCAAGACAAATGCCGACAACAAAATCACTGCAATGGAAAAGGCTGGTGAAGATGTAACGAAACCAAAAGAGTATGCAGCCGCACTTGAAGAGCAAGCTAATGCAACAAAGGGATTAGCGATTGCAGATGCTAATTTAATTAAGGCTGAAAAAGCTTTAGCTGGAGCCGAAAAAGAATTTACTACAGCTGCCGATAAAAAAAGGAAAACTTTAAAAGAGAACAAAATAGCTCTCGATAAAGACATTTCTGATTTAAGCAATATGAAAGCGGCTGTAGATGGCGTAGTAAATGCTTTTTATGAAGTCGCCGATGCGATGGGACTTACCATTAATCCAGAAACTAAAGCCATATTAGATGGGCTTACTAAAGGAATAGGTGCAATGATTGCAGTGCTTACAGCAGTTAGCCTTATATTGGTTGTTATTGATTCTCAGTTAGCTCCAATAATTGCTGTTATATGGCCTATATTAGCAGCTATGGCAGCTTTGATTGCCATATTTGCCATATTTAAAGCAATCAAACTGAATGGCATTAACGATGAGTTGAAAAAGCAAGAAGCCATTGTAGCTAATCTCGAAAAGCAATATGCCGAGCTGGAGCGAGCCATGGAAAACTCGCTTGGAACTGATTGGATTGAGGCATACAACAAAGAGTTGGTAAATCTTTCGCAGCAAGTTACAAGTATTACTGAGCAAATACGACTTGAAAAATCGAAAGGCAAAGATGCTGACCAGTCGAAAATTGACGAGCTTACCAAAAGTCTTGATGATACAAATATCAAAATCGTAGAATCGAGTAAACGTTTGCAGAATTTCGCTTCGGGCACTGATTTAGTTTCAGCTGCAACTGATTTTGCCTCGGCTTGGCTAGACGCGTATAAGAGCTTCGGAAGTACAACCGATGCAATGAAAGCTAAGTTTAAAGACATGATTAACAATATGGTAGTCAATACTTTACTTGCAAAAGCAATGGAAATAGCATTGAAACCGATATTCACTGCTATGGAAAAAGCTGCTGAAACTACAAGTGCAGGTGGAGCTTCATATACCTATGATGAGATTGCTGCTATTGTAGCCGAAACAACCAAATCTACAGCAAATGCAGATGCAAATCTGACTGCCATAATGGATGGGTTGGATGCTGCCGGTGTTAAGGTTCGCGATTCAAGTACGAATTTGACTGGATTGGCGCGTGGCATCTCAGGGATCACTGAGGATACCGGTCTATTGCTTGGTGGATACCTTGATTCGATACGATTCAGAATGTTTCAGCATTTCGATTTAATAGAAGGTCAGCAGAAATATGATTTCGGTGGAAGTATTGATAAGTTATTAGCTCTACAGGGAACACAAATAAATCACTTGTTAGCTATAAGTGCAAATACTTTAAGTTCAGCTAAATCTAATGCTGATTTATTGGATAAGATAAATAGTGTGATGGCCGTTTCTACAACAGGCACAGGGTACGCTTTGAGAGTTAATGCATGATAATAAAAAAAGCCACTCAAATTAATGAGTGGCTTTTTTAATTATTTGAATTGCGCTACAATTTTATCGCTTCTATCTCCATTAAGTAGTTTATCTATAAATGCTAATCCTCTTTGTGTTACAAGCACTTTTACAACCATAAAAGTATCGTGACTATTTCGAGGTATCATTTTTTCGTATATTTCGAAATATCCCTTCTTTATATACTCTTGTTTCGGCTCGTTGCGTTCTTTAAAAAATACACCAAGCTTTCTAAGCTCTGAAAATAATGTATTTCTACCATAAGGCAATTTTAGGATTTTCGCAGTTTGACCAATATCTATTTTTTCACCACAATCAAGCACCTTATCCATTAAGTCAGCTTTTGGCTGTAATACAGATATTGCTTTACTTGCGGCACTAATCATTAACCGTTGCGATTCAATTTCTTTTTGTTGGTTTGCTGCCAACATTAGTGCATCGGAAAAAGATTGCGGAACAGAGAACACTTCTTTCAATTGTTTTTCAACTTCGATAAAATAATTTCTTATCTGTTCGCCTTTTTCGGTACGAGCTAACATGCAAATCTTTTTTGCGAAGTCCATTGAAAGAATGAAATCCAACATTTCTCTTTTTCCTCCGTTTGGCATCTCGTCCTGTAGGACTAAACATTGATAATCAACGTTTTGTATTGCATATTCGTTTTTGTGTATATATCTGGAGCAAAACTTCGTAAAGTTATTGTCTTTAAATCCCAAACCATCATACAAATCTCTTGCACTAACAGCTTTTTTGCCATCGCTTTCTGTGATTCTAATTAATTCTTGCATGATTCACAGTTTATAAGGTTAGCATTAATTTTAGATTCGTACAAATCAATAATTTTTGACGATTCTACTAAATCCAATAATAACTGCGCAGCAAATGTGCGAGTAAATACACCGTTGTTAATTCTCATTACGGCAACATCATCTAGTTCGTGTAATTCATCAAGCACTTCTTGAAGTTCTACTTGTACAAATTGGCAGGTATCCTGCATTAATACCATACTAATACCATTACCAAAAGTAGAGGTTATTTCTTTTACTTTAGAAAGGATGTTGCCTTCCTCGATTTTCTTTAACTCAGAGTAATCTTTGAACTCTGGCTCTTTTACGTTTTGTTCCATTGGTTATTTCGTTTGACTTATGCGTACAGAAAAACGGCTGTACACTTCCCGGTCGCCAAACGAAATAACCATGAGCAATGCTCAAAAATTATCGGAAAATAATACAGCCGTCATTTTATTGACAGTAAAGGGCATAAAAAAAGCCCTTTTTTGAATGGGCAATGAATTAACATTACTCACGGTAATTTCTTTTGGCGTTACAAATATACGAATGATTTATTTACCAAACGACTATATACGCCTATAATTTAACTTTAATTGAATGTTTAGTGTTTATGCGATGCAAATGTAATGTATTTATTTTTACAAATAACTAATTTACAATAAATATTTATTATAAATGCACTATCTTTGCCATAAATATATTGTAAATACTACCTTATGAATACTTTAAAACAAAAAGCTATAGCACTTGGGCTTTGTGCTGATTTTCAGAAATCGTGGAGTGATGATTTGGTTGGAATGTATAAGAGAGGTGTGAGCTGGAGTATGAAAAGACAGTTTCCATCATTAACTGATATGCTTCCTTACGACAAAGAACTTGCAGATAACGATGTGTATAATAGCCGATTAGTGAATTTAATTCTAACAAACGACACCTATATTCTGAATGACTGCAAGGGTGAAATTGAGATTGACGATTTCAATGTCAGCGGCCTATATGTAGCTTTAAATTCAATTGTAGATATAAATGTAAAAGACAATTCGATACTCACCATAGAATGTTACGACAATGCTATACTTAGAATTTCGGTAGATGAAAATGCTGTTTGTAGCATTTGGAAATATGGCAATTCGGTAGTTCAAGTACTTAAAGGTAACGTAAAAATTATACAAAAATGAGCATACAAATTAAACAAGGCAGCACAGTGCTGTATAAGGTAAAGGAATTTACTTTCACGGAATCCGAAATGTCGGATTTGAACATTACGCTGCAATTACAGCTACCAGCCACCACAACTCCAGCATTTGCCAAAGATATGTATGTGGAATACCTTGGCGAAAAGTTCTACTTAACAAACACCAAACCACAAGGAGTAAAGGATATAAGTAGTATCATGTACACTTATTCGCTTATATTCGACAGTGAGCGCTCTGAATTGAAGCGTAGAATGGTGCGAGATTTAGCATGGGATGGTGTGGATACTTACGTTTCGCAAGGGCTTATCTTTTCGGTAAACTTAACGATTACAGAGTTTTTCGCACTTATACAACGCAACCTCACTGACTGTTTTGGCGATAAATGGGTTGTTGATATTTACAGTGGATTATCGCAGCCAAACTCAGTAAAAATAGATGTAAGTAATACTTACATTTGGGATTTAATGCTTAAAACTTATGAGTTTTACGGTGTTAGGTGGACTATCACATCAGCATTAGGAACTATGTATATTTCTGTAGGATACCCGGCCATTGAAATACCTCACATTTTTCAGTATGGTTCGACAACCGGACTGACTAAGATTACGCGCGAAACTTCTAATGATAAGGTAATCAATAGATTGCGTGGTGTTGGTGGTACTCGAAACGTTCCGGTTAATTATTTTACTGATAGATATAGCGAGGCGACACCCGACCCAAATCCAATACCGGGAACATTCTCATTTAAAAATGTAATGCCAAAATGTTTCAGAGATAGCGTTATTGCCGAAACTGACTATATCGACTACGTGGAAGATACTGCATTGGTTTCGCAATACGGTGTTATTGAAGATGGATTGGAGCCTAATGAAGATATTTACCCAAGTATAGAAGGTGTTGAAGTTACCGGACTTGGTAGAATAGATGAGATTGTTGCAGCCGAGATAATTGAATTTGACGACCCAACAGCCATAGGAACTGAAAAAACAGCATCAATAACAGCTACAGCTACCGTTCCATACGTTATACCTGCTACCGGTACGAGAGGCACTTCTACCAATGGAAAAACCACCGTTGTTGAAACCCCTGCATTTGCAGTGGTAGACCCTTATGTAACAGCTAAGATTAGTTTGCAATATATCGACCAATTCGATAATTCGCACATGCCTACAGGAAGCTATTCATTTAAAACGAAAGATGGCAAAACTATTGTTATATCAGGAACTCCAACCACATTATCGACTACAGTCCAGCTTATTAAGGTATCTGACAATTCGGTAGTGCATACAACTTCAATGACAAAAGCCGATGTAAGCACTACTAAAGATATTATATGTAGTGGACTTGTAGCTGGTGATTATAAATTTAAAGTAACAACGGTTGCTAGTGGAGCTTTGGCGGCTGATTCAAGAACATTGTCATGGTCGGCAAAGGCTGTATTGTATAACATAAATGGCTCGAAAGGTATCTACAAACAAACATTTGATATTTGGGTTAAAGATATTCAGTTCGATTTGCGCGAAGTGGATTCAGTAACAGGGCTGCCAAAATATGCAGGAATAGATGAAGCTAAAATTGCTTTCAAAAGTGGTGATTTAGCTGGATATGAATTTGTTATATTGCAGGTTGATAATCAGTTTGCCGTAACACTCGATACTACGCGCTCACTTAATGGTGTTTCGAGTAAGTATAAGATTACGCTTATCAAATCAGATGAAGAATACAAGGCTAATGGAATGATGATACCAAACACATCGGTTCATGCCTATCCAACCGCCACTGATTTACTACCTGCTTATGGCGATAAGTTTGTAATTCTCGATATTCAAATGCCGCAATCATATATCGAAAATGCCGAACAGCGAGTGCAGGACTTTTTGGAAGAGCAGCTTGATTTACTGAAAGTTGTAGAGCCTACTTATACGATTGAATTGCTTGACAGTTTTGTATTTTCGAACCCGACTATAGCGGCTGACATACGCGCCGGGAATATAGTAACAATTGCAGATGCCAACTTAACTGGTGGCAGCATTAGTTTGTATATAAATACGGTAACTATAAGCAATAAGGATTTGCTACCGAAATATACAGTTACGGTTACTAATAAGCGAACCGTAAATGGAACTACCGTACAGCGCATTCAATCACAAATAGATGCATTATACACAGGGCAATACTCTACAAGTCAATCGCTCGAAACAAACATACTTACTCTTAAAAATAAATTCCTACAGAAAAATATCGAAGATGTTGCTTATGAGAAAATTGAATTTAAAAAAGGCGCTGTTGTAAGCCATATCGAAACTGACGATTTCAGACAAGGGCAATTTGGTGGTGCTGGTGGCGCTATATTTAAAGATCCAGATGGAAGTTCAGTTATTGAGATTGATAGACTTCGCGTTAGAAAAGAAGCTATCTTCAACGAGCTTGTAATTAATCAGATTAAGTTTCAAGGCGGCATTGTAGTGTATTCTGCTGCCAATATGGAGGTTAGTAGAGTTGAGCAAATTGGAGATGACTACCGATTATATTTTGATACTAAAGGTGGAACGGTTCACAATATGTTTGCTGAGCACGATATTATACGCTGCCAACGAATGAGCTATTCTAATGGTGAATCGAAGTATTATTCCACTATTATAACTGACTTAGGTATTGATTTCATTCACATTAGCGATTATTCTAAAAATCCAACATGTACGCTTAATCCCGAAGTTGGCGACCAGATTGTGCAGTTTGGACATATATCGGATGTAAATAGACAGTCCATTATTGAAGTAGATGTACTTAATGGTGGTAGGCAAACATTCTACCAGCATGTAAGTAGCTATGATTTGACAAATAAAAACTATATCGACCTTGGTATGGTTTACGAGGATGGCGCATGGACTAATATGATTCGAGCTTATGGAAATGCCTATATTGGTGCTCGAAATGAAAGCAACTACATTAAACATAATGAAGCTACCGGTGAGATAGAAATAAGAGGTAAGGTGACGTTTAAAAGCCCTATTCCTAACACTAATGAGTTTGAGTATAAAGAAGTTCCTATAGCGCTGGAAGAGGCTGTGAATAGTATTGCGGTTGGTGGGGTTAATTTGTATAAATCTACCACTATTTTTAATACGCACCTTTGTTCTTGTGTTAAAAATGCAGATGAGTATAGCACGAACGGATTTAAAATTACCGGAACACAAGGCGCTGTTGGAGCGTATGCTAAAATCAACAGCCTAATCACTGGCAACGGTGAATATGTGGTTAGTTTTTACGGCTTATCAAATTCGTCAACAACCCCACTTTTCAAAATGGGCGGTGTTGTTGGTGTTGGAAATAAAGCGTTTAATAATAATGATTGGCAAAAATTCGAGATTAAATTTAATGTAACTAATTTCAGTTCTATAAATTATTATTCGAGCACTTATCATTTTTTAGTGATTGAAAATGTGGAGTGGGTATATTTGTGGATAAAAGATTTTCAAATAGAAAAAGGAAATAAGGCAAGTGATTGGACAGCCGCCCCCGAAGATGTACAAGCAAACATTGATGCAGCCAAACAAGCTGCTATCGATGAAATGGATCAGTATGCAGCTTTGATAAATTCAAGCATTGCTGACTTACAAACACAGATTGATGGCACGGTGGATAGTTGGTTTTATGAGTATTCTCCACTAACAACAAACGCTCCATGGTCTGATTGGTTGGCTGCTACAGACCCAACGGCTGAGCAAAATAATCACATTGGCGATACATTTACCAATATAACTGAATTTGTAGATGTAGAAACAACACCGGATGCTGGTAAATCATGGCGATTTGTAGTTGATGGTACTGGTTTTAGGTGGTCGCGAATTGCAGATAGTGATGCAGCACAGGCGTTAATTAATGCAGCAAAAGCACAAGATACAGCCGATGGTAAACGAAGAGTATTTGTTTCTACGCCAACAACCGAGCAATCTTACGATGTTGGTGATTTATGGTTGAATGCTACAATAGGCTCATTTACAAATGAAATGTTGCGCTGCTCTACCGCTAAAGCAATTGGAGCTACAGTAAGTTCAACTCATTGGAGCTTGGCATCTAAATACACTGATGATACAGCTGCAAATAACGCACAAACAGCCGCTAATAATGCTGCAAGTGCTGCTGCCACAGCCAATTCAACGCTTTCCGATATTGCTAGCGACAGCAAATTGACAGCACTTGAAAAACAAAGCGCAAAAAAGGAGTGGGATGTTATTGTAGCTGAAAAATCAAAAATTGAAGCGCAGGCAGATTTGTATG